TTTTTAAATTTATGAACCGTTCCTATACCTAACTGAAAAATCATTTCTATGAGAACACCTTTGATTTGATCAGGAACATCTAATTTGTATTCACTACAAAACGATTCCATTTGTTTCTTGGCATTATCAAAGTCTTGCTCAAATACTTCTTCTAGTATTTCTTTGTCATATTCTACACCTTCTTCAAAGGTATCGTTAGGTGTAATCAAATGTCCATAACCAATGGTTTTTTTACCAAGAGAATCTGCATAGATACTATTGCGAAACCCCTCATGGATTTTAATACTGATTTTGATGGAATCAATATTCATTTTTTCTTTCTTTTGTTACAAACGTAAAGCTCTCTCCATATTTTGTTTTCCAGTCTGCTGACAATGGTAAGAATTTTCCGTAACAAGAATCTATAGAATCTTTCACACATTTGCATCCCCCTAATAAAAAGCATTTGATGTTTGGTGAGTACCAGTAGCACTTCATATATTATTTTTTATTATTAATGTAATTATAAACTCTACCAAAAGATTGATTGATTTGAAACAACTCTCCTTTGATCATAGAACTATCTTCTTTTAATTCTACTACACTTACAAGTACCCATGTAGATAAACCCATTAGAATCGTACCTAAGACTCCTATAATCCACTTCATATCTATCTTCATATTGCTTTAGTGGGTATTTTAATGTTAGCCAATATTTTATCTTTGTTAGTACCTTCTTTAATGGTATAGCCAGAACCATTCTTATTGATATCAACTTCTTTTCTATTATTGAGAAGAACTTTATTGCTTTGTTCTTTTTTCTTTTCTTCATGGTTCTTGATGATTAAATCCTTTAATCGTTCCATAGTTACTCCCCATTATTTTTTTTCTCTTTTACATTATTAAACATATCTTTGTTAGGAGTATTATTGATTAAATCATATAATTCTTTTAAAGATATTGTTTTTCTTAATTTTTTTTTAGGTTTTTGTTTTTCCATCACTAATAAAATCTATAAAATACATTTCAATATTTAATTTTTTTTGTTTGGCAGTAGGACATCTATAGATTTCAGATTTGTCTTTTTTACGAAATGTTTTGGTCTTTACGTCTATTAATCTTATCTCTCCGGTTTCTTTATGTACTGCAACTAAATCAAATAAAGATTGTGGGTCTATTGCTTTGGCAACTAAATAATTTTCTTTCATTAGTTGTATCATCGCAATATGTTCTGCAATAGTACCAATATTGGATTTAGTTATTTTGCTAGTAAAGTTACGATTAGATTTGCAACACCTGTTAGACTTATTCCTAATATAACCCATATAACCTTATAGATTAGATTCACTTTTTCGTCTATATGATGTAGGTGATTGTCTTTAATGGTGTCTATCTTGTGGTGGATGAGAGCCATCTCACCTTGTAGTTTAACTATCTCAATTTTATTCTCTTGAGAAGTGGAAAGTTTTTCTTCAGTCATAATATTACATTTTATTTCCTTGTTATTTTATTAATTTTAATCGTTTTTCAAAATTCTCTATACCATACATTTCATCAAATAATTTTCTTTTGTCTTTTGACAATTGATTAAGTTTTTGTCTAGCAAGTAAAGGAAATAATGTTGTATCATTTTGTAATGATTGTTTTGTTGTTTGTTTAGCTTTATTAATCAAATCTTTCATTACAAGTATTTTTTGATTAAAATTTAAATTTTGATATTGTGGAGTTTGAACTATTTTTGATATTCCATTTCCTATCAAAAAAGATAATTTATCTTTATAGGCTCTATCCAATTCAGGAATACCAGTAGATGTAAATATTTCTCTAGGTTGTATTTGCAATTTATCTATTTCAATTTCCGCAGGATTCTTTGGTGGTATTTGTCTTAATCCAGTTAATTGTGTAGCAAGAGGGTTTGGATTATAATAAGGTCTTGCTCTTGGATTACCTGCTGCATCAATATAAAAACTTGTCGGTGAACCTGAATAAGGTAAATCTCCACCGCCTAATCTTTTAGTAAATGCTCCTGTAAATGGACTTTCTCCTATATCTCTTGAGATAGACATTTCAGGATAAAATTGTCCAAGTGCATCAGTAACGGTTCTAAGTGGTGTTAGAAACCCTGCAAGTTTTTCACCAATTAATCTTTTTAATTTATTAACACCTTCAGTACCAGATTTGAAATCTGTATTAGTTAATAGATCAATCATATTATCTACTATGTATAATCCTGTTGTGCCTCTAACACCAAATAATACAGAAAGAATATCTTTAGTTGGGGGTATATCTCTTAATGTTCCATTATTATATTTATTAATTAAATCTCCAATAAATAAATAAGCTGCAAATGGGTTAAGAGGTCTAGTGTCATAAGTCTTATCACCTATTTTAAATTCATACCATTTATCACCTGCGTAGGATTGTTTTCTCAATGCCATAGCAGTAAGTAATAAACCTGAACCAACAACAGCAGCACTTAATCCTGATGTATCTCCTTTAGAAAGTTTTGTTCTTTGTTCTTTGCTTAAAAATCTTACAAATCCTACTGGTGAATATTCTAATTGAAATTTAATAGAGTTCATTAAGAATCTAGGAAAAGGAATTAAAGATGAAAAAACAATAGGAACTGAATTTACAGCTTGAATAAATTTATCAGGAATACTTCCTCTAGGAAAATCTTTTGCAAATGTTGTGTCTAATGCTTTATCTACTGCTGAAGCTATATCTACAGTTCTAAGTCCTTTTTGTTTTCCTTCTGCAAGGATTTGCTCTAATGTTTTTCCTTTATAATAAGATTTATTTGCATCAATTAATTCTCTTAATCTTGCATCAAATACAGCTCTACGAATAGCAAACTCTTGTGTTCTGTTAAATATATTTAAAAAATTTGCACCATCTTGAAGTTTATTTAAAATATTTCCTACAAGTCCTTTTCCTTTCATAACGGAATTAACATCTGAAGAATATCTTAAAAATAATCTGTTTTTTTCTGTTGGAAAATTTTCTAATGTTTTATTAATAGTATCTTTTAATTGAATATATTTTTTATAACCCAATTTATTAGTAGATAAACCTGGTACAGGAATTTGAGCAAATGTATTAGCAATACTTTCTAAATTTCTTAAAGGACTTGATAGATATTTTGGTAATTCTTTTGGATCTAAAAACCTACCAAATGTTTTTTGTAATATAGCATCAACAATAGATTGTAATGTATTGACTGACATTCTAATTACACCAGATTCAAAGTTACGAACTGCTGTTGCTAATTGAGTAACTAATGATGTTCTCCATAAATTATCAATCTTTTTTAAATTATTATAAATTGGTTTATCAGCAATATTAGATAATGATGTTTTAAAATCTGGGTCTAATTGTTCTTTTATTCTTCTTGCTAATTGAGAATATATATTCATTTCTTGAGCTGATTGTCTAATACTAGGAAAAATAAATTGAACAATTTGTTCTGGAGTTGCTTTAGATTGATCTGCTATTGTTTTTATTATTTCAGGAAGATCATATTTTCCAGATGTTAATATATCTTGAACTTGTAATGATATAGGTATTTCTTTATTTCTGGTTATATTTTCTTTAACCATTATTTGCTCAACACTATCTGTAATAGTTTTAACTGTTTCTACAGGTAGTGCAGGTTTTCGTTGTATAGTTTCAGGTGTATCTATAGTAACTAATTCTTCTTTTATTTTTTTTGTACCAGTTTTAATTTCATCAAGTTTTGCAGATTGAGTAATGTTATCAGATGTTTTAAATGTATCTCCTATAATAACATCATTATTTTTTTTAATATTTTGAACTTCTTTATTTAAAGTTTCTGTTAAATTAGAAATAACTTCAACTTTATTTTCAGGACTCTTTTTTGCGTATTCAACAATGTTTGTAATTTCTTCACCTGTTTTTACACTTTTAATTGTTCCAGGTTTTTTAGGAACAGGAGTATATCCTCTAACAATACCTAATTCACTAATAAATAAATTATTAATATTTCTTGTAACTCTTTCACCTGCTCCACTTGCTCCGTCAGATTCAATTCCTTTATTAACATAATTTACTACATCACCGGCAATACCAGAAACAATCATTCCTAATGAAGTTCCTGTTCTCATGGCAGTATCTAAAACAACAGAAGTAGTATCAACTAAATAACCATTTACTTTTCCAAGTACGGTATTTTCATCACCAATAATGGTTTTTAATTTTTCTCTATTTTCTTTACTTAACCCAAGTTCATCTTGCCAAATAGATTGGAGTTGCTCTCCAGTTATTTTAAAAAATGGTTTTTCAAAAGGATCAACAATTTCTATTTTTTCAATATCTTCTTTTTTTTTACCTGCAATAATTTGACTTATAGATAAATCACCAAATGCTTCCTCAAGAGGAGTTTTTGGTTTTTTCTTTTTTTCCTCATCTTTAAATGGGTCAATAATGTTTTGATTATCCTTTGTTTCAAAAGGATCAACAATTTGAACTGCCATAATTACTCCTATTTATATTTATCAGGAAATTTATTTTTTAAAAAATCTATAATTTGTTGATTTGATGCTTTTGGATTTGCTTCTTTAACTTTTTTATAATCATCAGTTTCTTGAATATTTATTTTTTTTGTTTCTTTTGTTGGAACTTTAGATTCATAAGTTTGATTACCCATCATAGCTCCTATATCAAATGGATTATATGCTGCTTTAATTTTTGAATTATAAATATCTTGTTCTACAGGAGAAAGAGCATCATATGCTTTTTGAAATTCTTCTTTATTTTTTGCACCTTTAAGTTTGTTATAAACAATAAATGCTTCTCCACTTAAAGTAGGTTGTGTTGTAGATACAAGTGGTTCATAAACTCCAGGATTTGCTAATACTTGTTGTTTAGTTACAAATACATTTTGTCCTGTTTGTTTATTTTTTGCTCTAATTAATTGACCTTGAGGTGCAAGTAATTGTTTTATTTTAGCTTGTTTAATTAAAGCATCTTGAACCGATTCACCTCTCATGCCAGATGAAATTAATCCTATTCCTGAAATAACATCAGGAGATTGAACTATATCTTGCAATAGTCCACCACCATATTCACCACCAGTTCCTAGTAATCCTCTAGTTGCTTGTCCACCATCTTGTCCAGGCATACCGTAAGTATATCTTTTAATTAAATCATATATTGAAGCCATTATATTAGTCCTCTCTGTTTAAAGTAATCTTCATAAATACCAAACTTATTACTAGCTAATAAACCTGGTGGATTTATGATGTTGTTTATATTTGCTTTTGCTGAAGCATAACGATCCATAATATTACTTACAGGTCGTTCAGCATTAAAAAAACTTAATGAGGGTGTTTTTTCATATTCACCTGAAGCAATCATTCCTTGTAATTGTTGCAATCCCTCTAAGGAAAGATTAGCAATATTAGCAAATTCTTGTTGAGTACTTGGACTTTGTTCTAATGCTGATCTTGCTAAAGCTGTTACCGCCTGTGTAGCAAATGGTTCAATAATAGATTGTCCTGGATAAGATTCAATACCTGGCATACCACCACCATATACAGTTGGATCTGCAAAACCAAATCCTGAAGATGGATCATAAAATACCGCAGGATTAAAACCTAGTTTTTCATCTGCTGAAGTTGCAGCAAATGCAGCTGCATAAGGGTTACCCCCTGTCATAATATATGTTGTTACAGCATCTTCTATATCAATATCTGATACAACTTTTCCTGCTGCATCTACAACATCACCAACTACATCAGCAGCACCGCTAAGTATATCACCAGCACCGCCAATAACACTACCTACAGCATCTGTTATGGAACTTACTACTGAACCCATACTATAATACCAAAGCTATAATTAAAAGCACTAAGTAATACTTTAATGGCTTATTCTTTAATTTTGTTTCTAAATCAAAATAAAATTTATTTAATTGTTTCATTATAATAATCCAAATATTCCTTTTCCACCTAATAACAATTGACCTAAACCTAATCCAGCAGTTAGATAATCTGGATTTACGTCTTTTGTAGTTGTCTGAACTGGGAAACCTGTTGCAATAGGCGAAACTATTCCTGCATATTGTTGTAATGCTTGGAACGGTGCTAATTGTTCTGCTCTTTGTAATGCTTCTAATTGAGAACCTACTTGAGTTAATGTTGGTGTTCTTTGAGCTAATGCTTCTTGGTAACCTCTTTCTTGTCCATAAGTTTGGAAAGCATAAGGTAATGCTTTAGCCGCAACTTGAGCTGCTACTTGTTGTTGAGCAACAGGAGATGTAGGAGTTCTTCCTGCACCTGAGAATTGTTGAGCAACTGTTCCATAAACATCTTGTCCAAATTGTTGTAGCATAGGAGATAAGAATGGATTTAAATAAGCTCCAGATAAAGTAGCCATTTGTTGCTGTTGAGCAAGATTAGCCATTTGTTCAGCTTGTCCAATTCCAGTTAATGTTTGTTGAGTTGGTGCAACATAACCAGATCCTGTAGATCCTAAATTATATATATTAGTTGCTTCTGTTAAAATCTGTCCTAATGCAGGAACTGCCGGAGCATAAGCACCTGATACGGTTTGCTGTGTAGTATCTCCTGAACTTGATAAAAATGACATTTGTGTTTTACTCCTCTTTTAAGTTTTTCTCTAAAACAACATGGGTTTTAAAGTAATTATGTTTATCAAGAATCTTTTGCCAACCAGGTCTTGCAATTAATTCCATGCAATCACATCCTTGATCTTTAGCAAAATTTTCAAGTTTTTCAATTAAATGTTGCCATCTTTGTCTATTTTTTCCAGTAACAATAGGCAGATGGAATACCTTTTTAATACTTCTGTTAATAATCTCTGATACCACTACACCATTCATTTTCTCTTGAATAGTGTTCTTTTTATCATCCCATAATAACCAAAGCTGTAATTTGCCTTGAACCATAAGGTTTTTAAAATGATCTGAATGATGATGACTATTGGAATATACTAAAGCATCATCTACATAAGGTTTGGCAAGTACCCAAACTTTGTTAATTTCTTCTTTAGGAATATAAACAATATCCATATTAAAAATCTATTTCTAATGTACTAATAAAACCTTTCATTGCGTTTGCTGTATTTGCTTGCATCCTTAAAATATCTCCAGCTTCTAAAACAAGAGTATGAGTAATCATATTTTGATATGTTTTAGATGAAAAAACACTATGAGATATTTCGTATTCTGTAGATGCAGAAGCATCATAGACAAATACTTCTAATTCAGGATTAGAACCTGCATGATTGGTAACTTGTATCGTTCTGACTAAAGAAGTGGTTTCAGCAGGACAAGTATAAATATCAATTTTGCTAGTTGTGGTTAAATCAAAAAATGCGTTCTTATAAGTATTAGCCATAGGGTAGATAAAGAAATACCCCACTCTATCATGTAAATAAAGCAGGGTATAGAATTAATTTGTTGTAATTATTTTTTCTTGTCAGAAAAGACATCTTCAAAGAAGTCTGTCCAAAACTTTTTTACTTTTTGATTGTATTCTACAAAATTATTTTTTACTGTTTTGTAATCCAATACATCAAAGTTTTTTAACCAGTTATCAAACATAGCTTAACCACTCCATTTCTTCGTTGTTATAAGGTATCATGCGTTGCCATATAATGTTGCACCGCAATAAAGTCAAGAGTAATTATGGCTTAACAGGAAAAGATATTGATTTAGCTTGTTCAGCAGTTTCAATATTATTCGTAATATCTCTTAGTGCTTGACGATAAATCATCCAAGCATTTCTCTCAGCTGCATTAAAACCAACATCCGGTAATTGAGTCCAATCCGAATCAGCAAGAGCTTTATTTCTTTTGGCTCTTAATGTTTCCATAGCAATATCTAATTCTACTTGTGGGATTATAGCTAGTATCTGTTCCTTAGGTATTGGTGGTGTGCCGTTTTCCCAAGTAATTTGATTAATGTCATCTGCACTTACAGAAACTTCTGCTGTTGGATTTAGTTTAAGTATTGCTTCTATAATTTTATTTTTCATAATTTTATCCTGATATTTCAATTACTGTTATTGAACCTGGATTACCATTTAAGTTTAAATAAGCTGTGTTTGCTGATGCTCTAAAATAAACTTGATAAGTTGTAGATGAGGTTGTTGATGGACTATCTAAATAATTTACAGCTACTTGTGATTGAATTTGTCCACCATTACTTTGAATACTTAAAAAGCCATTACCACCACTTCCTAAATTTGTTGCACCTCTATAAACAGAATAAGAAGCTGTTCCTGTTCCATTATTGCCACCACCTGATGTCATTAAAATTAATATTTTATTAGATGTAGAAGATGGAGTTATTGATACTGATAATGTATTTGAAGCTGTTACAAATGAAGTTGATGTTGTTGTTCTTTCAGTAGAATCTGTAGCAGTAACAACCTGTAGCACCTTACCACCTACACCAGTGTCTAATCCATTTGAACCTATCTTAATTAAACTCATTAATTATTCTCCTATATTATGTATATCTATTCCTTCTTCTACTGGAGGATTAGTAAATGTTCCGTCTTGATTGTAAGTAGCACCCATTTGACCATCATCACTTGCTACACAAATATAATGATTTTCAAATCCTAAAGGTACACCACTTTTAATTTCTTCGTACTCAACAATATTTTCTACTAAATTAGTTGTTGTGTTAATAATGCAATGTCTAAACATAAAACTCCTTAATAATAATTACTCCTGAACCACCTGCACCGCCGTTAGAACCACCATTTGCTCCTGTACCAGCACTACCTCCAGCACCAATAGCATAAGCATAACTTGCACTAGGACTAGAGATTAAAAATTTTAAATATCCTGCTCCGCCACCACCAGTACCACCATAAACTGCACCAGTTCCAGAACCTCCTCCGCCACCTGAACCTCCTCCTCCAGTATTAGCTATTCCTGCTGTTCCACCTGAAATATAAGAAACACCTGATGCTCCACCATTAAAAGGATTACCACCACCATTTCCTGTTAAAGAAAAAGTTCCTGAATTAGGACTAGAAGATGTAGCACCACCTCTTGTACCACTTTGATTTATAATTTCTGTTGCACCTGCTCCTAAAGTTGTAGTTCCACCAGCACCTCCACTGCCTGACCAAGGAGAACCTCCCCCAATTCCTCCAGTAGTAGTATGCAAAGAAGTTCCAAATGTAGTATTTCCACCATTTCCTCCTGCAACTGATGCACCACCTAAAGTTCCACCACCGCCTCCTCCGCCTCCACCAGTCATTTCAACAATCAAGTATTTAGCTCCTGAAGGTAAAGTATAAGTTCCTGTGCCTGATGTAAGTTTAGTTATTGTTGGTGCAGTAAAAGCTGTTTTGGCATCTGTAATCGTACCATCAGATACAGTACCTACATTTAATACATCTCCTAATACTGTAATGAAGTCTATGCTATCAGAAGCAGTTAGAGCAGAAGCAAATACAATATTAGAACCTGATATAGTATAAGAATCATAAGGTGCTTGAATAACTCCGTTTAAGGATACAATGCAGTTCGCTGGAGTTTGTGGAAATACTGCAACACCACCTTTAGTTAGTGCATAGGTATCAGTAGCCGTA